GACCCCGAGAGAGGCCGCCGATGTCCAAGAAGTCCACGAAACTCAAGCAGCGCCGTCTGGCCCGTAAGCGGCGCCAGGCTCAGCGTCCGTATCAGGCTTCCGCCCGCCCGGCCGTGCGCCGTGTTCGTGCGCGCCAGAAGATCGAGCGCTTCCACGTCGACCCCGCGCGGTCCTGGTACGTCGTACAGGCTATTCCGCTTCGGGCCACGCGCTGCGCGCTCGCGCTGCGGGTCGCTGGCTTGCCGGTGTTCGAGGCGCGCCAGGAACAGAAGCTCATCGACCCGGACAACGGCAAGGCGCGTGTCGCCAAGGTGCCGATCTTGCGTCGGGTGATGTTCGTGGGCTGCGCCGACCAATCCGACCTCGACGTCATTGCGGCGTGCCCGTGGGCGAACCGGGTGCTGTGCAGCAGCGACGAGTCGCCGTGGGTGGACCGGGAGCGGTTCTACGACGCCTCGCCGGTGGTTATCGGCGCGCAGGCCATGGAGCGCTTCGCCGATCACCTCACAGGGCACCTGCGCGATGACGAGGCCGTAGCTGAGGTCTTCGCCGTGCTGTTCGCGGTAGGGGAGGCGGTTCGACTGAAGTCCGGGACGCTTGCCGCATTCACGGGAACGGTGGACGCCGTCGACGAAGTGGCGGGAACGTACAAGGTCGCGGTGAAGGCCTTTGGTCGCGACGTGACTGTGGAAGCCCACGAGGAAGATCTTGTGGCTGCTTGACGTGGATTCCGGGCCGTGCATCTTAAGCCGCAGGATTTCTGGGGCTGCTGGCAATTCGCGCCGCCCGACTGCCTGCTTGCGGGATGTGTCACCCGGACCCGGCCCACGTCCATGAGACGAGGCACCGCGCAGCGCGTGGTGTTTTTCTGTTTCGGCGCCACGCGGCACACCAGTTTCGAGTGGGGTTAGGGCCGGCTCTACGCCGGTTTGGGCTCAGGCCCCGGGATCTGCGCTATGCAGGTCGCCCTCTCGAAAACCCTTCGATGCGGGCGCACTGCCCTCCGACATCCGTTCCGCTTCAGCAACGCGGCTCGCATCGATTCCTTGCTTCAGCGCACCCTTCAGCTCGCCGCATCCCGGCGGGCTTTGTCATGCGAGGCTCCCATGACCGCCACGAACCCGACCCTCGCGACGGCTTACGACAACCTGTCGGCTTCGCTCGACCGCGCGCATGCCGAGGGTGACAAGCTGATCTCGGACGCGATCGACGGCGTCGTATCTGCCCATCAGCATGGCGGAAAGGATGCGTTCGTCGAGCGCGTTGATTTCCTGCGAGGCGTGGCGAAGGGCGTCACTTCCGGCATGGTCGCCAGCATGGACGCCATGCGCCAGGTTGCGGGCCACATCGGTTCGCTGCCCGTAAAGGTCGACGCCGTGGCCGAGCCCGTCGTGGGGACCGTCGCCGCACCGGCACTCGCCGCCGACAATCAGCCGGCCCAGGATTCGGGGCTGCCCGTGTCGCAGGCCGCCCGCACGCGGGGCACGCGCACCAGCGACGCCGCGGCCGAGGGCTGAGCCCGACCCATCACAAGAGGATCCCGATCATGACCGACCCCGCCGATCGCACTGTCGACCCGAACGCCACCATCCCGGTGCCCGTGAGCGAGACCGCCACCACCGATCCGACCGGCACCGCAGCCGGCGCCGGCGGCATCGCGAGCAACATCCCCGACGGCGCGCACAACACCGGCGCCCCGGCCGACGCCAACGACCCGCTGACCGGCAAGGATGCCGATGTCGTCGGGGTGGACGAGCGGACGAAGATCTGAACGCTGCCCTCGCGGGTAGGAGCAATCGAACGGCCACCTGCTGACATGCAACTGAACCCACAGCAGGCGCGCTTCGTCGAAGAGTACCTCGTCGACCTCAACGCCACGCAGGCCGCAATCCGGGCCGGATACAGCGAGGATACCGCCTATTCACAGGGCGGCCGGCTGTTGAAGCATGTTGAGGTAGGCAAGGCGATCGCCGATGCGATGGCAGAGCGGTCCGTGCGGACCCGTGTGACGGCAGATCGTGTGCTGGTCGAGCTCGCCCGCATCGCTTTATCCGATATCCGCCGCACGGTCGCATGGCGCGCCAACACGACTGAGACCGGCAAGGAAGACGAAGACGGCGTCCCCGAAACACGCGCCTTCAACGAGGTCGAGTTGATCGGGAGCGACGACATCGATCATGACACGGCAGCGGCGATCTCTGAGATTTCGCAGACCAAGGACGGCGCGCTGAAGGTCAAGATGCACAACAAGGTCGCCGCTCTTCAGGAGATCGGAAAGCACCTCGGTGTTGCCCAGCGTCATGAACACAGCGGGCCAGACGGCAAGCCGATCCAGACGGAAGACGTGAGCGCCCGTGACATCCTCGCAGGCCGAATTGCTCTCCTCACTGCCCGCGGCGGAGAGGCTTGAAGCCCTCGCTGGGCTGTCCGAGCACCAAGCCGAGGAACTGCTTTGGGACTGGCGGTTCTGGGGCCGCCCCGCGCAACTTCCACCTGACGGCGATTGGTCGACGTGGCTGATCAGCGCCGGTCGCGGGTTTGGGAAAACCCGGACGGGGTCCGAGTGGGTCCGGGATGTTGTCGAGGGCGGTCACCTCGGCCGGCTCGCATTGATCGCCGAGACGGCTGCAGACGCCCGAGACGTCATGGTCGAAGGCAATTCCGGCATCCTGGCCTGTTCGCCTCCGGACCGTCGCCCCCTATACGAGCCATCCAAGCGTCGCCTGACTTGGCCGAACGGCGCGGTCGCAACCCTGTTCAACGCGGTGGAGCCTGACCAGCTGCGCGGTCCGCAGTTCGACGGCGCCTGGTGCGACGAACTTGCGAAATGGCGCTACGCCCAGGAGACCTGGGACCAGCTGCAATTCGGCCTTCGCCTTGGCGCCAAACCTCGGGTCGTGGTCACGACGACGCCGCGCCCCATCCCGCTGATCCGAAGCCTGATCAAGGATCCATCCACGTTCGTCACACGCGGACGAACGCTCGACAATGCGGCGAACCTTGCGGCGCCGTTCCTCAAGACCATCACCGAGAAGTATGGCGGCACGCGCCTGGGCCGTCAGGAGCTTGAGGCCGAGATCCTCGATGATGTGCCGGGCGCCCTCTGGGCTCGGTCCGACATCGATAAGGCGCTGAAGCCGATTGCGGTCCCGGACCTCGCCCGAATCGTTGTCGCCGTTGACCCGTCCGGGGTCGGCAGCGGCAGCGATACTGGTGACAGCGTCGGCATCGTGGTCGCGGGCAAAGGGGTCGATGGGCGGGGCTATGTCCTCGCTGATCAGACCTGCCGCCTATCTCCCGCCGGTTGGGGCGCTCGCGCCGTCGCCGCCTACCACCGCTATTCGGCGGACCGCATCGTAGCGGAATCGAATTTCGGCGGCGCGATGGTTGAGCACGTCGTGAGGACGGCAGACAGCAGTGTCGCCTACGCCGAGGTGAAGGCATCGCGAGGCAAGGTCATTCGGGCCGAGCCCATTGCGGCCCTCTACGAACAGGGGCGCGTTTCTCACGTTCAGGGGTTCCCCGAACTTGAGGATCAAATGTGCCAGATGGCGACCGACGGCTTTCTCGGCGAAGGCTCGCCCGATCGTCTTGACGCCTTGGTCTGGGCTCTCAGTGACCTCATGCTCGAGGAGCCCTCGGTTCTGGAGCAGTACCTGAAGATCGCGGGCTGACATGACCGAATCCCCGGCAAAGCCCATCATCCGCGTTCCGGCGGTTTCCCGGGCTCGATCTGGCACGGCGACCACGGACAACTACCAGAACCTCGCCGCGCGCACGGGCGTCGGCACCAACAACGTCTCCAGCGAGGGCACCTACGGGTTCAACCCGGTCAGCCGCAATCGGCAGCTGCTGGAGTGGATGTATCGCGGGTCTTGGATCATCGGGAAGGCGGTCGACGTCGTCGCCGAGGACATGACCCGGGCTGGTGTCGACATCGCCTCGGTGATGCCGCCGGACCAGATCGCCAAGATGCACGCGGGCGCCCGGATGCTCGGCATTTGGGACAGCATGGAGGACGGCATCCGCTGGGCCCGGCTCTACGGCGGCGCCATCCTCGTCATGCTCATCGACGGTCAGGACGTGGCGACGCCGCTCAACCCCACCGCCGTCGGCCAGGGCCAGTTCCGCGGGCTCCTCCCCCTCGACCGCTGGATGGTCCAGCCGTCGTTCAGCCAGGTGATCACCGACCTCGGCCCCGACCTCGGCAAACCGCTGTTCTACGACGTCACCGCCAACGCCCCGGCCTTCCAGGGCCAGCGCATTCATCACACCCGGGTGATCCGGTTGGAGGGTGCCAAGCTCCCGTACTGGCAGAGCCAGACCGAGAACCTCTGGGGCATGTCAATCGTCGAGCGACTCTACGACCGCCTGCTCGCCTTCGACAGCACCACCCAGGGCGCCGCCCAGCTCGTCTTTAAGGCATACCTCCGGACCTACAAGGTCAAGGGCCTGCGCCAGATCCTGGGCGGCCCGGCCGCCGCGCAGAAGGTGCTATTCGAGCAGATCGACACGATCCGCCTCTACCAGTCCAACGAGGGCCTGACCCTCATGGACGCCGACGACGAGATGGACGCCCACCAGTACTCGTTCGGCGGCCTATCGGACGTCATGGACAAGTTCGGGCAGCAGATCGCGGGCGCCACCGGCATCCCGCAGGTTCGGCTCTACGGCGAGACCCCGGCCGGGTTCTCGAGCGGCGAATCGGACCTGCGCCAGTACTACGACACGGTGAATTCGCAGCAGAACACGATGCTGCGCCGGCCGGTCCTGCGCATCCTCGAAATGCTCTGCCGGTCCGAGATCGGCCAGGAGCCGCCCGACGGCTTCGGCTTTGAGTTCGAGCCCCTGTGGCAGCTCTCCGACAAGGAGAAGGCCGAGATCGCCAAGTCGGTTACCGAGACCGTCACGACGGCCGAGGGCAGCGGCACCATCAAGCGTTCGACGGCCCTCAAGGAGCTGCGCCAGCAGTCCGACGTCACCGGCGTCTGGTCGAACATCACGGACGACGACATCACCGAGGCCGAGAACGAAGAGGCCCAGGCCCCGGACCCCGAAGAGATCGACCCCACAGCGGTGCCGGAGCCCGATGCAGACCAGCCCCGCCGCATCGACCCGCTATCGCTTGAGTCCGACCGGGTGCCCGTCGTGCCTGCAGCCGCGTAGGCCCACCACCGACCGGGCCCCGCCTTCCGTCCAATCGGCGTTCATCCGCGCCCAGAAGATCGAGCGGCGCTACACCACGCAGCTCCGCTCGGTCGCTCGGCAGATCACCGGCATCCTGCGCGGCTTCCATATCGTCGACATCCCCGGGGCTATGGCGCTCCAGGCGCTGCTGAACCGCTACGCCACCACCATCGAACCCTGGGCCGAGGCCGTCGGGCGCCGCATGGTCACCGAGGTGGCGGCCCGAGACGAGCGGTCTTGGCAGCAGGTTTCCGCCCAGATGGGCCGGGCGCTGCGCGAGGAGATTGCCACGGCGCCGACTGGTCGAGTGATGCGCGAGGCGCTTGCCGATCAGGTCGGCCTGATCAAGAGCCTACCCATCGAGGCCGGACAGCGGGTTCACGACCTGACGCTGAAAGGTATCACGGAAGGCACCCGCGCCGACGTGGTTGCCGCCGAGATCCAGCGCACGGGCGAAGTCACCAAGGCACGGGCCGATCTCATCGCCCGGACCGAAACGAGCCGCACCGCCACCATGTTGACCAAGGCGCGCGCGGCGCATGTCGGCTCCGTCGAGTTCATCTGGCGCACAGCGGGCGATTCCGACGTTCGGGCCACCCATAAGGCGCTGAACGGCCGGGCCTTCCGCTGGGACGACCCGCCAGAGTGCGACCCGGGACACCACGCGCTGCCCGGGGCGATCTGGAACTGCCGCTGCTACCCCGAGCCGATCATACCGGAGGCGTGATGCCCCACGCCTTCCTCGATCTTGCCGGCGCCGAACCGCGCCTCACGTTCCAAGCCCCGGTCACCCTCGGATCGAAGCGTGAGGTCACGCCGCAGGGCTACCTGCTGATCCGCGACACCGTAATCGCGCGTACCGGGGTGCAGGCCTATGCCGGCCATGAGGTTCCGGTCGAGCCGGGCCCCATGGGCTACATTGAGATCGAGCGGCACGCCGACGACGTGTTCCGGCCCGAAACCCTCGCTTCATTCGAGGGCGTCCCGATCACCAACGACCACCCGTCTGTTTCGGTCGGGCCCGAAAACTATCGCGATCACCTCGTCGGTGTCCTGCGCAACGTCCGCCAGGGCATCGGCGATCAGGCCCACCTCATGCTGGGCGACGCGCTGATCTACTGCCGCAAGGCCATCGCCGACATCGAGTCCGGCAAGCGCCAAGTCAGCGGCGGCTACGATGCCAACTACGTCCGGCTCGAAGCGGGCCGCGGCCGGCAGACCGACATCGTCGGCAACCACCTCGCCATCGTCGAACGCGGACGATGCGGCCCCGTATGCGCCTTCGGCGATCAGGAGACCCCCCTTATGACCACGACCGCTCCGGCGCCCGGCCGCCGCACCGTCCCCGCCATCCGTCGTCGGATGAGCGATCGCGACCTGCAGGTCCAGCGCATCATGGCCGCCGCCCGCGCCAACGACGAAGAGATGCTGGCGTCCGAGGTCGAGGCGATGATGGAGGCCCCCGAGGAGGTCGCCATCGACCCGCTCGACGAGCTCCGGTCCGGGCTCGCGACCGTGATGTCTGCCATCGAAGAGATCCGGGGCCAGATGGCTGCAATGAGCGCGGCCCCCGCAGCCGCCGCCGAGGCCGCGGAAGCTGTCGCCGAAGTCGCCGAGGCCGCCGCCGCCGTGGCGGAAGCCGCCGGCGAAGACCTCCCCGAGGAGATGACCACCGACGCTGCCTTCCGCGCCGTCGTGGCCCGCGCCGAGATCCTCGCCCCCGGTACGCGCGTCCCGACCGGCGACGCCGTGGCGACGCCCAAGGCCCGCGGCACCACCATCATCGCGATCGAGCGCAAGGCGATGACCGCCGTGTTCGATGCGGATCCGAACCTCGTGAAGCCCCTGGTCGGCGCCAACCCCGACTTCGCGGCGATGCCCGCGAGCGCGCTGCACGTCGCCTTCGTGGCGGCGTCGGAACTCAAGAAGCAGCGCAACAACACCAGCGTCGTCGGCGGGGCCGTGCGCTTCGACGATCAGGCCACCGCTCACAAGCCGCCGTCCGCCGCCGAGCGGCAGGCGAAATACGATGAATTCTGGGGCCGCAAGCGCGCCTGAATCCCACAACCGGTTCGACGAGAAGGAACCCCGAACCATGGTCGCTTACCAGTACCGCCCGCCGGCCGGCATTCCGGGCTCCGTTGTCCGCTACGAGGGCTCGTTCATCGAGTCCCAGGCCGTCGATCCCGCCAACCCGCCCCTCGCCTTCGGCGTGCCCACCAAGATCGTCTCCGGCCTCGTCCAGCCCCTCGCGGCCGGCGACGCGGTGACCGCCATCGCGGGCATCAACGTGCGCAGCTTCCCCGGCAGCGCCTCGCAGGACCCGCTGGGCACCTCGACCCCGCCCGCCACCGGCTCCACGAGCATCATGGTGCGCGGCTACATCAACGTGATCGCCCGGGGCGCTGCCTCGCCGATCAAGCGCGGCACGGTCTACGTGCGCGTCGCCTCGCCGGCCTCGGGCAAGCCCGTCGGCGGGTTCGAGGCCGCGGCCGATGGCGCCAACACCGTCGTCCTCCCGAACTCGTACTTCATGGGCCCGCCCGACGCGTTCGGCAACGTCGAGATCGCCTACAACATCTGACGTCTCAGGGAGACGCGCACGGCGCGTGTCCTCGCCCTCTGACGCCGCCTGGGCAGCGGCATCGGCACGCTGACGCGCGTCCGTCCCCCTGAAGGAACCCCTGCACATGTCCATGATGACCTTCGACCGCGCTACGGTCGATTCCACCGGCAACTTCCTCGTCGGTCAGCTCGAGCGCCTCGACCCGAAGCTGCACCAGCCGCTGATGTCTTTCACGTGGTCGCGGGATATCCCCCTGCGCCAGGACATCACCATCGCCAACGACGTGTCGTCGTTCCTGCTGGCGAGCTTCGCGAATCAGGGCGGCATCAACCCGAACGGCGTGTCGTGGATCAGCCAGTCGACCAACGAGATCTCCGGCGTCGCCATCGATGCCGGCAAGACCCCGCAGCCCCTGCATCTCTGGGGCAAGGAGCTGAAGTGGACCGTCGTCGATCTGGCGAAGTCCCAGCTCCTCGGCGAGGGCATCGACACGACCTACTACAACGCGATGCAGCTCGGGTATAACACCGACGTCGACCAGGTGACCTACATCGGCGACACGACCTACAACTTCTCCGGCCTAACCAACCACGCCTCGGTGACCAACGTGGCCGCCGTCCCGGCCGCCGGCTCGACGAGCCCGACCGGCAACTCGGCCTCGACGAAGTGGAAGGACAAGACCCCGGTCGCCATTCTCGCCGACTTTAACGAGCTGTTGAACTCGGCCTGGGAGGCGTCGGCCTGGTCGGTGTTCCCGAACAAGGTCGGCCTCCCGCCGTCGGCGATGTCCTACCTCACCAGCACGATCATCAGTGTGAACGGCCTGGCCGGCGGCGTGTCGCTGCTGCGCTTCATCCGCGAGAACAACATCGCCAACGAGCAGGGCCAGACCCTCGAGATCGTGCCGATGAAGTGGCTTAACGGCGGCGGCACCGGCGGCACGCGCGGCGACCCGTCCACGGTCAACCGGATGATCGCCTACAACCAGAACGACGAGTACGTCCGCTACCCGCTCACCGAGCTCCTGCGGACCCCGCTGCAGTTCGACAGCATCTGGCAGAAGCTGACCTACTACGGCCGCCTCGGTCAGCTCGAGTGCGTCTACCCCGAGACGCTCGCCTACCGCGACGGCATCTGAGCCCGGCCCCCACCCTCGAAAGGACCGATCCAGATGCCGACCCTGTTCTTCCGCAAGGCCTGCACCGTCCTCCTCAACGACGAGGAGCGCACGGCGCACGGCGCCGACCGCTTCTTCTTCGACATCGGGCGCCACGACGACGTGCCGGCCGACATCGCGGAGAAGCCCTACGTCCAGGCACATCTGGGCACCGACAAGGACGTCCGCGCGGCGGTGCCGGCAGCGAACTCACCCACCACCGGCACCGGCGGCGAGGCCGCCCTGGCCGCGATGACCGCCGAGCGCGACGAGGCCCTGGAGCGTGCCGAGAAGGCCGAAGCCAGCCTGATGGACGCGCTCAACGCCCTGTCCGCCGAGCAGGCCGCCCACGCAGAGACCCAAAAGCTCCTCGAGGACGCCACTGCTCCAAAGGATCAGTCCGACATCAGCAGCAGCGGAGAGGGCGCCTCTGAGCCCGACGAGACCGTCGGCGACTACACGGTGCGCCGCGGCTACCAGGGCACCTACAAGGTGCTGAAGGGCGAACAGGTCCTCGCTGAGGGTCTGTCCAAGGCGGATGCCGAAGCCAAGGCCGCCGAGATGAAGGCGCAGGGGTGATCACGGTCGCCACCTTCCGGGAGTACTTCCCGGAGTTCAGCGATGCCGCGAAGTTCCCGGAAGGCCAGATCAACCGGCAACTCGGCCTCGCCTCCCGGCTCCTACGCGAGGACGTCTGGGGCGATCTCTACGACGACGGGATCGCCTATCTTACGGCGCACAACATGGCCCTGGCTCTGGGCTCGACGACGTCGGCCTCCCGGGGCGGCGCCGCAGGGACCCCGGGCGGCATCGTCGCCTCGAAATCCATCGATAAGGTCAGCGCCAGCTACGACACGGCCCTCGGGACGGTGGACGGGGCCGGGCTCTACAACAGCACCAGCTACGGGCGGCAGTACGCCCAATGGCTGGGCCTCTTCGGGGCCGGCGGAATCCAGCTGTGACCGTCTCCGCGAAAGGCCCCGGGCTCGCCTCCATCGCGGTCAACGTCCGCAAGCTCCTCCGTAACGACGTGCTCATCGGCATCCCGGCCGAGAACGCGGACCGGAAGCCCGAAAAGGGTGAGACCGGCCCGCTCAACAACGCCGCCATCGGCTACCTGATGGAGACCGGCGAGCCCGAGCGGAATCTGCCGGCCCGGCCCTTCCTGGAACCGGGCATTCGGGTCGCAGAGGGCAAGGTGGTGGAGCGGCTGAAGGTGGCGGCCCAGGCCGCCCTCATCGGCGACGACGGCACCATCGACCAGCAATTCCACGCCGTCGGGCTGATCGGCCAGGCATCGGTCCGCGCCGCTATCACCGACGGGCCGCACGCGCCGCTTTCGCCCCGCACCCTGGCGCAGCGCAGGGCGCGGGGGCGGACCGGGACGAAGCCGCTGATCGACACCGGGCAGCTCCGGAATTCGATCAACTACGTCGTGCGGCCGAAGGGGAAGTGACCATGCCAGCCAATCAGCACGACGGTCTGCCGGTCGCCGGCTACAACCCGCAGACCGCCGACAAGGTCGCCATCGTCAACGAGAACAAGGCCCTCGAAGAGCGCTGCATCCGCGCCGCCGAGGCGATCCAGAAGACCGAAGGTATGGACCCGCGCATGGCCGCCCTGGCCATCACCGGTATCCAGCAGTCGTTCATGTGGCTCAACCGGGCCGTGTTCCAGCCGGGCCGGGTGAGCCTGCCTGAGGACGAGCAGGCCTGACGTGCCCCTCCTGGACGTTTCGGACCTGCTGAGTGACCCTGACTTCGCCGACACCTTCGACGTCATCCGCTACGGCGACAGCGTCGATGATGACGGCGTAGGGTCCGAGGCCCCGGCCCCCATCACCGGCCTCACCGGCGTCATCCAGCCGGCGAGCGAACTGAGCCTGCAGCGGCTGGCCGACGGCGCCCGCCTCGCCAGTACCATCGAGATCCACACCACGTTCCCGCTGACCTCCGGCATCGACGGCCAGGGCGCGGACGAGGTGATCTATCAGAACGCCACCTACACCGTGACTGACGTCGCGGACTGGACGCGCTTCGGCGTCGGCTACGTGCGCGCCATCGCGCAGATGAAAGACCTCATCCCCAGCGAGATCGGTTGATGGCGAACACCTCCGCGACGGGGGGCGCGCTGCTGTCCCTGTCCGGGGCCGTGCCCGCCGATCTCGACTTCGACGTCATCCTCGGGCGCCTCGTGCGCGGCATCACGGGCTTGGCGCCCGGTATGGTGCGCCCGCGCTGGCAGGAGAAGCCGCCCCAGGCGCCGCCAAAGGACACGAACTGGTGCGCCATCGGCGTGATGCGAATGACGGCCGACGGCGGGTCCCGCGCCTCCATCATCCACAACCCGGCCGACGAAGGCACCGACACCCTCCGACGCTACGAGATGATCGAGGTGATGGCCTCGTTCTACGGCCCCGGGGCCGGGAGCCTCGCCGCGCTCCTCCGCGACGGCCTCGCCCTGCCGCAGAACCGCGAGCCCCTGTTCCACGCCCACGCGTCGCTCGTCGACGTGGGGCCGATCGTCAACGCCCCGTCCCTCGTCAACACGACCTTTCAGCGCCGCCAGGACATCACGTTCCGGATCCGGCGCCGCATCGACCGCACCTACGCCGTTCGCAGCCTCCGCGAGGCCGTCGGCACCCTCAGCACCGAACCCCACGACCAGGCTTGGTCCACGGAGAACTGAACCATGGCATCCGGTCTTCCCGTCGCAGACGTCGTCAACGTCACCGTTTCGATCTCACCGATCGCAGCCCCGACCCGCAACTTCGGCGCGGCCCTCATCGTCGGGCCGAGCGCGGTCATCGACACGGTGGAGCGCATTCGCGCCTATCCGAACCTCGCCGGGGTGACGGGCGACTTCGCAACCAACTCGCCCGAGTACCAGGCCGCGGCACGCCACTTCGGCCAGTCGCCGCAGCCCAACATCGTCTACATCGGCCGCTTCGCCCAGACCGACACCGCCGGCTCGCTGCGCGGTGGCGTGCTGACGAGCTTCGAGCGGCTGATCACCAATTTCACGGCCATCACCGCCGGGTCGATGAAGATCAGCGTCGATGGCACCGAGAAGACGCTGAGCGCCCTGAACTTCTCCGGCGCGACCAATCTCAACGGCGTGGCCTCCATCATCGACACCGCGCTCACCGGCGCCACAGTGGTGTGGAACGCCAATATCGGCCGGTTCGAGGTGACGAGCGGATCGACCGGCACGCCCTCGACGTTGTCCTACGCCACCCCGACCGGGTCCGGCACCGACGTGTCCGGCCTGCTGAAGCTGACCCAGGGCACCGCCTCGGCGCCCGTCGGCGGCATCGTCGCCGAGACGCTGGTGCAGGCGCTCGCCGCCCTCGCGGATCGCTCCGGCGACTGGTACGCCGCGATCCTGGCCGCCACGAGCGTTCCGACCGCCGACGTGCTCGCCGCCGCCTCGCTGATCGAGGCCCAGGGCAAGAAGCGCATCTTCGGCGTCACGCTCAACAGCACCACCACCATCGATCCGACGTCGACCACGGATCTCGGCTCGCTGCTTCACACGGCCAACCTGCGCCGCACGTTCTCGCAGTACGCCAGCGTCAGCCCCTACGCCGTCGCCTCGTTCTTCGGCCGGGCCGCCACCATCAACTTCCAGGGCTCGAACACGACCCTGACCATGAAGTTCAAGCAGGAGCCCGGCGTCGTTGCCGAGACCCTGACCGAGACCCAGGCCCGGACCCTGAAGGCGAAGGGCGTCAACGTCTTCGTGAACTACGACAACGCCACGGCCATCCTACAGGAAGGCACGATGGCGGACGGCTCGTACTTCGACGAGGTCCAGGGTCTCGACTGGCTGGAGAACGACATCCAGACCGCTCTCTACAACACCCTCCTGACCCAGCCGAAGGTGCCCCAGACCGACGCGGGCATGCACCTCCTCAAGACGTGCATCGAAGGGCGCCTGACCCAGGCCGTGACCAACGGACTTGTCGCGCCGGGTATCTGGAACGCGGGCGGCTTCGGTTCACTCAAGACGGGCGATATGCTGCCCTCCGGT